AACAAACGCTGGGATTGAGAAAGTAAACGTTCTATGGATGGGAACTGAGAGAACATTCCAAATCAAGAACAATAAAGAACTGAGAGATAAGGTCGGAAAGCTTCGTTTGCCATTGATTACCGTCACAAGAGCAAGTGTCCAAAGAGATGACGCTTTCAAAGGTGGATTCCAAGCTGCTTATGTTGGAGACGATGAAAGAATCGTCAGACGCAAAGTGATCAAGCAAGACAAAACTCAGAACTTTCAGAACGCCGTTAGGAAGCGTCAGGAAATGGGTGACGAAACAGGCCCTGTTTCCACAAAAAAAGTTGTCTACGAGGTGCAATCGATCCCAAAACCGATCTATTTGACTTGCATGTTCGAGATAAACATAAGAACAGAATATCAACAACAAATGAACGAGATTCTTCCGTTGTTCATGAACAGCAGAAAGAATTACATTATCATCGAGAATGATGGATACGAATACGAAGCATTCATTCAAGATGACTATGGACTAAACAGCAACCAAGCAAACCTCGGACAAGACGAGAGAATGTTTAATGCAAAAGTCCAAATTAAAGTGCTTGGATACATCAATCAATCCGGTGTTGAAAACCAAGAACCATTCATCAAAAGAGAAGAAACAATCGTCGAAGTAAAGATCTCTAGAGAGCGCGTGATTGTGGGGGATGAAAAGCCTTGGGATAAGAACGGTGAGAAATACCGAGATTTATGACTTTGGGGTTTCAGAGCACTATTTACTAGGAAAATGAATTTTAAAAGGAGAGTTTTTAATGCCTACCAAGTTTGACTTTTTGTCTCCAGGAATTGAACTGAGAGAAATTGACCAATCAGCTATCGCTGCGGTTCCTGAGAATGACGGATTGCTATTGATCGGTCGCGCCAAGAAAGGCCCCGCTATGAAGCCGATTAAGATTACGTCTTTAACTGACTTCCAATCTGTTTTTGGAACCCCAATGGACGGCGTTAAGAGAGGAGATCCTTGGCGCGAAGGAAACACCGGTGGTGGTGGTTGGGCTGCTTATGCTGCCGAAGCTTACCTTGCTGCTGGAGTTGGCCCTGTTAAGTTTATCCGCTTGGCTGGTGTTCAAGAAGACGGCGTTACCGATGTCGCAGACAAAGCTGGGTGGAATGTTAATCAAAATTTTAGCTCGACTACAGGGGATAACGATGGAGCAATGGGAGTCTTTGTTGCAGAGAAGCCAACTGCATCCAAAACTATCGCTGCTGATGCAAATCTGAGTCTTGATTATATAGAATTGTCAACAGAATTAGCTGCCGGAACGGTAACTTTGACTGTTGAAGTTTTAAGCTTGACGGATCCATCATTAACATTTAAAATCGGACTTCACGATACGGTTGCCGGATTTCCTGCTCCAGCCGGAACGGACCATGACATTGATTTGGACATGAGTTCTCTACTATTAATTGGCGACGTTAACGACGCAATTTTCGGTGAAAAAGCTGCTATTGAAGCTAAGCCTAATGCAAATTTTGTTATTACTGGTGGTAGTGGAGCAGTCGTCAACATTCAGATGGATGAGTTGGGTGCTGGTGGTAATCTTAAAAACATAACTGCTGATGCCGCTGTTTTCGGAGCTACAGATACTGTTTCATTTGCAAACGGTGCTGAAACTGCTGCAGGTAACGGTGTTTTAGCTGCGATCTTTTATGTAGATGGTGTTAGCATTACTCTTTCTGGGACAGATTATTCTGGCACTCCAGGTGTAACAGACGAATCTGCACATTTAATCGATAGTGCTGCTGGTGGTAGCTGGACAGCCACATTAACTGATGGATCACTTACAGAAACTGTTACTTTTAACTTCAATGAAACTTCACAAAACTTTATTAGAAATGTTTTTAGCACCGATGCCACATTGTGGAACCCAGATGCTGCTACAAAACTATCAGAAAAAGTTTTCTTGGGAGAATCTTTTGAATACAATGTTCAACGCCTAGGTGGGTATGGAACAACTGGTGGTCAAGTTGCCTTTGTCGCTGGGATTAAAGACGGCTCAAAACTCTTCACAGACCACCTATCACCTCTTAGCGAAGCTAAGACTGGATGGTTTATCGGATCTGCTGCTTCTAACTACAAGCGCTTGTTCCGACTTGCCGCTTTGGATGAAGGATCGGACTTCCACAAATCTCACATCGTTCGAATCAAAGACTTACGTAAAGCAACAACGGTTCGTCCAGAAGGCTCTTTCACAATCGAGATCGCTCGCGTTGGACAACGTCCTTCAGAGTATGTCGAGAAGTTCGTAAACGTCACTTTGAACCCAGACTCTCCAAACTACATCTTAAAGAAAATCGGAGACCTCAAGCAAGAATGGAACAATTCCACTGATAAGATTGTCTCTACTGGTTCTTTCAACAATGAGTCAAACTTAGTTCGGGTTGAATTAGCTCAGAGCGGAGTCAACAAAACAGACCTTCCTCTTGGATTCTTAGGACCTGCTAAGATTGATACTATTGCTTTAGCTTGTGATGCGGCGACTGGTGATAACGCAGATTGGCTTTGGGGCAAAAATGCAATCCCAACGACAACCAGTGGCAAAACTGTTACAGTTGCTGGTGCAGAAGGGTTTGGATTGACTCTAACTATTGACTGGCCGACTCACGGATTGAGTGTTGCCAACAGTTATGGGTCAAATAATTCAAATTATCCACCATCAGTAATTCATGGACTGTCTTACAGTTCACAACGCGGTGAAGAGAACTATGGAGACATTGGAATCTACAAGCCAGATTTCGATCCTCACCTTGCTGAAACAGCCTTGTCAACTGACGCTGCCTACACCTTCTCTCTTGAGCACATCGATGAAGATGGAACAAGCGGGGCTTACTATCACACTAACTCTTTCCAACATGCATTCGATGATGGAACAAACGGTGCTTTGGTTCTTGGAATCAAGCAGTTTGCTGCTCCATTCTTTGGAGGAACCGACGGACTCGACATTAAAGTTGAGAATCCATTTAACGATTATGCACTGACAAACACACCTTACGTAAAGTACTCAATGGAATCTGCGATTTCTCAAGTTGCTGATTACTACACAAGTCGTTATGACTTGATCTCAATTCCGGGTGTCACTAATGAGTCTATTAACTCCTTGCTTGTTCGTCAAACTGAAGAGCGCGGTGATGCATTGGCAATCATCGACATGGAAGGAATCTATGTAAGTGCAGTAGACAGTGGGGCCTCTGAGGTTCCGGGGAAAGTTTCAACAATGGTTTCAACTGCTGAAGGCGGAACTGTTGCTTCATCTTATGCTGCTGCTTACTATCCAAATGTGCGCATTGCAGACGTGTCAAGCGGCAATGGAAGCGTTTTGATGGCTCCTCCTAGTGTTGCTGCCATTGGAGCTATTGCGAAGTCTGAGGCGCTTTCTCAGCCTTGGTTTGCACCTGCTGGATTTAACCGTGGCGGACTTGCTCCTCTTGGTGGAACTGGAGGCGCTAACGTTGTTGGAACTCTTGAACACTTGAGCAAAGCAGACCGTGACGATCTTTACAATGTTAACATTAACCCAATCGCTCGATTCCCTGCAACTGGTGACACTGTTATTTTTGGACAAAAGACTCTTCAACCAACTGACACTGCACTTGATCGCATCAACGTTCGTCGAATGATGATTTACTTGAAGAAGCGCATCGGTGGAATCGCAGACCAATTCTTGTTCGAACAAGGCGTTAAGGCAACTTATGACCGCTTCAAAGCGACCATCGAACCAATCCTTTCAGAAGTTCGTTCACAATATGGTATCACAGAATACAAAGTTGTTCTTGATGAAACCACAACAACTCCAGACTTGCAAGACCGCAACATCATGTATGCTAAAGTCTTCGTTAAGCCTGCGAAAGCAATCGAATACGTCGTTATCGACTTTGTCGTTACCCAAAGTGGCGTTGAATTTTAATAGACACTAATTACAGATAAATAGGAGAATTTAGATTATGTCATTTTGGACCGAAAACAAAACAGAACCGAAGAGAAACTTTCGATGGCGTGTAACTATGTCAAACCTTACAAACTATGGTGTTGATTCAGCAGCAGTTTGGTGGGCGAAGACCGTAGACACTCCAAGTTACACAGTTACCGATGTAACTCATTCATTCTTTGATAATGAATACAAGTTCCCAGGTCGCGTTCAGTGGCAAGATGTGAACATGACGTTGGTTGATCCAATCTCTCCGAACGCTGTTCAGTTGACAAACCAAATCATCTTGGACTCCGGTTACTCAATCAAGGGTTCTCAAGAGTTTTCTTCAAGCCCAACCTCTATCACCAAGTCTGGTGCCAACAGAGCATTTGGATCTTTGATTATCGACATCTTTGCTGGTAATGGCGATGTTGTTGAATCTTGGACAATGTACAATCCATTCATCACATCAGTTAAGTTTTCAACTCTTGATTACACTAACGATGACATGAGAACAATTGACT